TCATCAGTTTTCTTATAAATAGTTCTCCATCTTTCTTCGCACATTTTTTCATGTACTCTTAAATCTGAATGAACATCATTGGCAGTTTTTCTAGGCATTATTCTTCTTTATCTTCCTCAATGACTTCAGGATTTATGCTTCTTTCAAAAGACTGTATGACTATATTTTTATAATCATTGGTCATTACATAATCATCGTGTGCAGCTTGTAAAGATGCAAGTTTTCTACCAATTACATTTAACCTAGATGCTAAAGCCATTTGATCTTCTGATAAATCAGATTGTCTGTACTCAACATCATTAAAA